AATGCCACTTCTTCATAAGGGCGCAATCGTGTTTCTGCTCGCACGACATTGATAAAATCGATAAGTTCATCATTTGTCTTGCCGATAATGATCTTAAATGCTGCATACAATTTGTCTCTGAAATACGCTGGAGTAGAAGAACGGGCAGTCTCCAGACCCATAATCTTCATCTTTGGTTCTTTATATCTAACACCTTCACTGTCCCATACGTTGAGAATGTAACGCTTCTTCGCAGTCCAGATGCCACGGTCAGCGATGTTCTCACGCTTCATACTCATTTTCTGTTCATATGCCGAAACGTAATTCGCAAGTTCCTGATAAGAGGATTCGATGAATGGTTCCAACTTCTCTTGACAGATCTTATCAAGAATGGAAACAATTGCTGCTTTGTCGCCAGACTTATTACTAAAAAATTTAGAAACAAGAGGTCCAAGATTAAGATAGATTGAGTCGGTATCGCTAGCGATGACATAATCCACGCCCTCGGTTTGCAAAAGAGTATTTAGATATCCGTTCATCTTGTTCTCAATCCAACGGATAGAGAGCTGACCAGACAAAGTGATTGCCTCAGCATTAGCAAGACGATAGTATCGGAAGTGTTCATTACCGATAGCACCATAAGCAGAGTTAAGAGAGATCTTACGTGCCATCTGAATGTTATTACAGCGGGCAATCTCTTTCATCAATTCCACAGTAGGAGTTTTCTCATACTGCTTCTTTGCTTCAATCATCTTCTTCTTGAAGATCACACGACCGTCATACATCTTCTTCATCATCTGAGGAAGAAAACCATGAACGTCTTTGCGATACTGAGCACCATTAGGGCACACAGCATACTCACCATCAATCTCAATCTTCTTCTGAAGCATAAGATCTACATTTGCTGCTGGATGTCTGGTATCCTTCAGCGTCTCAGGAGAGATATTGTATTGCATGATGAGGTGAGGATACAGACTGTTAAGGTCAAAAGACACAACCCAGTCATAGAATCCTGGTTTCGGTTCTTTAACATAAGCACCCGCATACTTCTCAGTCTTTGTAGCACTCTCTTTTTTGGGAGGGATAGCAATCTTACGCTTTAAAAGATCGCAGTAAATATAGTTATCCCACATGCGAACCTGACTAAACACATCTTCATAATTCACCTTAGCGTCATATGCCATAGTGAATGCGAGTTCAATCAGTTTCATCTTGTCATCTAGTTTGTCAACCAGACGAACGTCATGGATGTTGTACTCAATGAACTTTTGCCAGTCGTTCTCATAGAACTCTTTGAACGTGTCAAACTCAGAGTGATCTAGTTTCTTCTCATCCAGTTCGACAGAGCAGATGTGATCCAGTCGATAACTCTCTTGGTTTGTATAAGTAAACTTCTTATACAACTCAAGATAATCTAGAGTAGAGATACCAAGCATATCAATAGAGAAGTTCTTGCGACCCTTGATAAAGATCTCTCTCTGAGACACAAGTTTCCACGGAGACAGAAGTTTAACATACTTATCACCCATCACACGATCAATGCGATTATGGATATATGGCATGTCAAACAACTGCACATTCCAACCAGTAATTACATCTGGAAAGTTTGCTTGCCAAAAATCAAGGAACGCTCCCAACATGCTCTCTTCTGATTTGAAATGCATGTAGTCCACCATGGCGTCATGGTTATCGAATGGACGTGCCCCGAACACAGTAATGCGACCAGAGAAGCTGTCTTTGATACTGATGGCAAGGATTTCCTGATCGGCAGTTTCGATATCTGGAAATCCGTTTTCGGCAGCGGTTTCAATATCAATGGTAAATACACGGATTTTGCTGCTGTCAAACTTGACTTCTTCTTCAGGATGTTCCTCAGCAATGTATTGATACAAGAACCTAGAGTTTCCATAGATCTCAAAGTCATCTACTTCTTTGTACTGCTTCACGAAGTCTCGTGCCTCCGTGATAGATCCAAACTTATGGGGTTCTACACAATCACCATCAAGTGTACGCCACTCAGAATAATTCTTTGTAGGCAAATACAGCGTAGGGTTGAAAGGAACCCTGACGCTGTAGCGATTGCCATTCTCATAACCACGTACAAGCAGACGGTTGCCTGCTTGCTCCACATTAGTGTAAAACTTCATTCAAGCGATTCAATATAACGAGCAAGCAGTTGCTTGCTAGGGTTGGTCACGACAGTCAGGTCCGAAGACCTGACATTAAACTCACGCTCAGCAGCATGTGATGCCCATGGGGTGATCTGACCTTCACAGTCTACTGCATAAGGTTCGATCATCCAAACATCAGGGTCACCTGGCAAGGTGTCCCCTTCCACTGGTTCTACCTGAGCAATGATCCATTCATTCTGCAGTTTCAGCAGGTTCGCTGTTATCTCCATCGGTCTTTTCCTTATAATAAATGTCTTCTTTAGGAATACCAATCTCTCCTAGTTTGGTACAGTAGTTGTCAAGAATACCTTGATCTGGGAAGACAACGCTAATAATATGTTCACCGTTAACGCGATGTTCTTCTACTGGACTGAAAGGACACCAGCGAGAATATTGAATAGGAATAGTACCATCTTCATTTACTTCTCCCAAAGAAAGAGTAAATGGATATAGAAGACGATAACCTACAAGATTGTCATCATCGTCACGAGCATCGCTAAAGATAGTCAAAATTCGTTCGCCAGTAACAAGGGTCACAATACGAACGGGGTGATTAGTATCAAGTTTGATATTATTCTGGGGAGTTGCTGTCATTTTCTAGTTCTCTTTTTTGGCGAATTTTGTTTTCATAAGCGTTTTGCAATCCTGGTTCAGGATCATTGACTGTCATCACAACATCATATGGGATCTTGTAATGAATGTCAACGGAGAACGGATTCCATTTACTGAATTTAACTTGGTATTCTGCTCCAAGTTCTTCAGTTAAGTATTGAGGTGTAGAACCATTTAGATGTAGAACATATGGTTCTTCCATCAATAAACAAACACCTTTACGTGTTTGTTCATCATCAGAGTCAAATACTTCTTTCAACTCTGTAATGATTCTGTCACCTGTTTTAAGCGTTAGCACTTGTACTGCCATAGTTTATACAGGTAGATAGTTTAGTGTATCATCAAAAAAGGGGACCGTCAAGTCCCCTTCGATTCTATTTAGAACCATTTTTTTCTCTTCTGTTTCTCTGGCAAGTGTTTGACAAGAGTGATTGTAAGGAGACCGTCAACAAACTTAACGTCTTCAACTTCCACATCATCTGCCATCTGCCAGTTACGAGAGAATGTCCTGTAAGAAATTCCTTTGTGAGAATACTTACGTTCTTTATCTACTGGTTCTTTCCTAGCAGATACCGTTAGAACATTTCGTTCGGTCTCGACCTCAATATCATCTGCTGAAAATCCTGCAAGAGCGAGTTCCAATATGGTTCTACCATTAGGTCCAGCAACGATGTTGTAAGGAGGATAGTTTGCTCCACCTCCAGCAATAGCCTCAAGTCTGCTGAATGTTTCATTAAATCCTAGTGAGTAAGGGGTATACTGTTCCCAAGTAATGTTAGTCATGTCCTTAAATAAGCGACGTTTACATGTGACCCGTTAGGCATCACACTATTATTTAAAGATTTACGCTAAAACTTTAATAACGGAGAACCGTATTAAAGTTTACGGTTTACTCAACCGCAGTTTTTTTACGACCAATATTATACTTGGATTCGAGTGTCCAATCATTCTTCTCTTTGAATGAAAGAACTTTAATTTGATTGAGAGGAGCAAGATCTTCAATTTTATCCTTATCAATAGCAGAAATAGAAACAAGTCCCCAGTCAACTAAAAGTTGAATAATTCTATTTCTTCTTTGCAAATCATTCAAAGAAAAGTTTGTTCGTTTACCATCAAGGGCAAACAACTCTTTAAAGTGAACGATATAATACTTACCTTGCTTGTGTAGGATATGGCAAGACTGATAGATCTTCTTCTCTTTGCGCGATGCCACTCCAATACGAGTTAGAGTTTCTCTCACCTTGAGAAAGTCATCGGGTTCACCAAGAACCACTTCTACCATATCAGTTTGCTTCCACTGGATTTCAGTTTCGACACTCATCTTTTTCCACCTTTATTCAATACCTTTGTAATATGATCTAGTTGATCCTTGGTGAGAACCCTGAGTGCTTGGAGTGCCTTATCGTCATTATAACCATAATACTCTTTTACTACTTCAAGATAATCAATAGAATCTTTTTTCGCCCAAGGAGAGAAACGCTTCCTAGGTTTCACACTATTTAGCAAAAAGTCGTATTGAAGTTTCTTTGGGAGATGAGGATTTTTATTCATCTCATTGACATAAAGGATAGTGTCAGTGAAAGAACTGAGGCACCTGTTAACAATGTAAGGAGGATAACCTCGCTCAGCATCAGTATCATCATCGAGAATACTCTTCTTAGATTGGTTGATCGAGTACAGGTAGTCTTTTAGTTGGTACGTCATTCCAGTGTCTAATCACTCCACTAATAATAAAAAGGTTGGTAGCCAGGTAAGAAATAAAAATAAGGGTGCGTATGCCAGCA